GATTTCGGCATGGGCATCAACTGCTAATCGACTATTATTTCTATGGAAATTTGCGTCCCTGCAAAACTCCTGCAAAATCCTTCTGCAAAACTACCCATGAATTAAATGACAACCTCCTTCCAGTCCTTACCCCGATCGTCATGATATTTCTCCGTCATCTGGCTATTTTTGTGACCGAGTAACACCTGTGTGTTAACACCCTGTTCACTGAAAAGCCGCTCAGACAACGAACGTTGCTCATGAAACGTTGGGGGGCTTTCACCTGTCCATTTCAGACCACAGTTATCTCGAGCGTCTGCAAACCCCTTTGATAGGGTGCTCTTGGTAATCTGCCCACCCCGCGTACAATTCCTTCTCGCTCTGTGATGATGCAAGATCCACTGACTCAAAACCGAATCGCGACATTCAGTAATGACATCCTGTAGGGATATGCCCAATGCTTCACATTTTAAGGAAAGCGGAATGGCGACTTTAGCCCCGGTTTTTTGTTGAATAATGTGAAGTTTATTGTCCCAAATGTCCGTGAACTTTAATTTTGAAATATCACCAATTCGCTGACCGGTAATAATAGCCAACAGCATTGCACGTGGAATATGCACAGGCATCTTTAAAGCCTCTGCATATATATCTTTCCATTCTTCTAATGAAAGCCTTTGTCTGGTCACTTTCGCTCTTGGTTGCTTGGTAGCTTTTGCCGGATTATATCCAGCTGGAACCTCGCCAGCATGTTGAGCTTCTTTAAAAACATCACTTAGTGTCGAGCGTACCATCTGCGCCATTCTGCCTTGACCTTTTTCGATATATAAATCCAGAATACCAGCAATATCTCGAGCACCTACTTCAGATAAAGTTTTTAGGCCGCAATGAGAAATCAACGCTCTTAATGAAGGCTCACGAAGTTTTGCAGTGTCAGGTTTTATCTCCCCAGCTTTAACTCTGTCCAACTGAATTAATCTGTACTTATCAACCCATGCGCTTGTGGTAATTCCTTTATTTACTTCCCGGCTAATTTCATTTCTCACCCGGAGTAGATTAGCCATTTTGCGTTGGTTTAATTGCATATTTGCATCTATTGCGATTGCTTTTGCTTCCTCTTCATTGTCACCAAGCCCATGAAACTTTCCCGTTCCTGGGTGTTTATAACGCCAGTAGACCTTTTTAGTTCTGGCGTCGGTGTAACAGGAAAGGCCGGGGATATTCACGTTGTATTTACGTGGACGTGCCATCTTCGAGAATCCTCATTAAACGTGGATCTAAGTCCTTGCTGATCTCGGGCTTCTCGGCCATGCCAATGAAACGCGCTGACGCTTCTACACGCCAGCATCGCCCAGCCTTAACGGGAAGGGGGTAAATCATTCCGTTTTTGGCATACCTCATCAATGTTGCTCGACTTGGTACTGGCGCTGAGAACTCTTCGAGAGCCCATTCATCTAACGTTAATGTTCTCGCCATAAATCACTCCACACGTTTAGTTATAGCCGGCTGCACACCGGTTTACTGACTGACCCGAAAACGGCCGTAATATTTCCCAGCTCGCCACCAGAGTATTTTCTCCCCTGGCGGCATTGCTGGCGCAAACTCAACTGGAACAAACCACAGATTCAGCATTCGTTTCACGAAAACCCGCCTGACGAAATGCGACCTCATGGTGTCACCTTAATTTTCCGGAAAAGTTAATTAAAAGCATGAAACCAACGACTGCGCAGATAACGCCACCAATACCAGCCAGAATTATTAACGCCCAAACAAGAATTGTTCCGATTAAAGCGATCATCACTCCCCCTTAACCGTAAAAGGGAAACCAGCTACGTTAATTGCATGTTCAACCTCGAAACGGGAAAGCCAGTCTCCATGTTTATTCGGGATCATGACGTTCCGCTCACCTTCATGGAATGGATGCCCGGCTCGGGCGGCGTAACCTGCCGGCAGCACAACGGGATTAGCCAGCTTGGCTTTCAGCGCTGCGTTTTCGTCCTGAGCTTTTACAAGTGAGTTATAGGCAGGGATCCTATCTACAGGTAAGTCAGTTCGCTGGCGCAGCAAAGCACATCGGGTAACCATGTTGCTGTGGGCAGACTTCAGCGCATCCCGCTCTTTCTCAGCTGCAGTCAGCAAATCGTTAGCCGCAATGAGCGTTTCTTCTGTGTAACGCAGGCGTTTCTCTAATTCCGCTATTCGTGTGCCAGCTCGCTGGCGTTCTGCTTCGAACTGCTGATTGGCATCCGCGAAAAGCACATATTCACCGTCATATTGTTCGCTGATATATGCTTCATGAGGCCATATCTCAAAATTGAATCTTCTTAACTCTGGAATATCAGTTTTGTCAGTCATGGTTGTTCCACTGCTAGCGCTACACGTTCGAATTCGATCACCCAGACCCACGGGTTAGCCTGCCAGCTGTCTTCGCCGTAAATCGACTCCCACAACCAGGAATAAACTTCTTTGGCGCTGTGGCTTGCACCACCGAAATACTGGTCACCGGGGTTGATGCAGTAGCGGCCAGAAGCCGGGAGCTGGCAAATACCCTCGCGGACAGCATCACCTGAACTGATATCCTGAAGACGCTGAACACCAACATTGGATATTTCCAACTGAATACGGCTGGCCCAGCGCGGCATGTGCAGCGAAGGTCGCAGTTTCCCTGGCTCGGTCAATACTGGTGGAGTGTCAAATCCTGTCCACCTACCAGTACGAACACCATCGGCTTCTAACTGAATTGGTGCCCAAGGATTTTTATAACCAGCATTAAGCGACAGCTGTGCAACCTCGCTAGGCGAATTGAGATCTAGGCTTTTGGCCATCCTAAATGCTTCACGCACCCAGAGCTGATCGCCAGGCTGACCCAGCGGGCAGTTGCGGTAATCACCAGCTTTAACCTCACCGGCCAATTCATTACCGGCAAGCTCACAACCCATATTCACATCGCGAAGCGGGAATTTAATCATCCGCCGCGTCTGCGTCTTTCGACCGCTGAGAATGGCCTTAACCATCTCAGCGTTGAATAAAATAGGGCGCTCTTTCATATCTGCATTCCCAAATAAGTGATTGCCATAACCACACCGAGGACCAGATAAAAAGCGATATCAGTTTTCATGAAATACCCCTTTGCTGATTTCGGCGTGAACGAATCCCTTGCCAGTAATGGCAATTAAATTTCATTACTCAGATTTAAATAACGCCCGGTACGCTGGGCTGCTGTATTACTGAGGGTTAATTTCTTTTTCCTGCGGCTTGTAGCTAAGCAGCACACACAGGGTATTAATCACGCTGGTCAGAAGCAAGGTCGCGACTGAAGCTTCATGGCGCCAACGGTACGGCAGGTCGTCTTCATCGTTATCTGCCAGCTCGCGGAGATCAACGCGTTTGAAGTGGAAGTTTTCGGTCAGCAGGAAACTCACATCGCCGTAACGTAGGTTGATGGAATCCACGATATAACTGTTTTCCAAATTCTCTCGCAGTTCTTCACGGATGCTGTCGAGGTCAGCTGCATATTTGATAGTTTCTTTCTGTTCGACTTTGCGTGACAGCTGGGTGAAATCGCCAACATGGAAGCCGTCGAACGCCCGATCATCGCCATTCAGGTACGTTTTAAGCTTGGTGGTCAGGCCGTGTTTGATATCGCTTATATGGATGGTTTCAGTCTTCACTGAGCCAACAGCTTTAACCAGGTAACTCACCAGCACGCCAGCATAATGTTTGCTGCCGGTGGCAACGATCAGCAGGTGGTGCTCAGTGTTGTAGAACGCGTTCAGAACGGTGGTTTTCACGAATGCCTGTTTGCAGAAGTCCGCCAGCACCATGTCTTTAATATTCATCTTTTCAGCGCGCTTTAATTTCTTTCCTACTTCACGTTCGATTGTGGCCACACGATCCTGAACCTCTTTTCTCACCGCGGCGCCGGGAATGATTTTCTCATCGATGCGCAGTGAAAGAGAAAGGCCACCTTGGAATGGCGTTACCAGTTCGGCGGTGATCAGATTCGGGATAAATCCAACGCTCGCCATATGAAGATCACCAATTTCGGAGAACGGAAATTCTTTAAGGTGTCCGGCCAGCAGGTCAGCATCGGGCAGGTGGGCCTTATAGACGATTGCATTTTTGATTGTCGCTAATTTCATTGTTTGCTCCACACGTTTTGAAATGGTCATTCTTCTGCACAAAAATGATGAATGTTGTGAAAAAATTGGCGGTGGTCATGATCAGAACATTATCTTCGCTCCCCCTGATGTTGGATGGTTGAAGAGTCATGCCACCGCCGAAAGACAACTACACACAGCAATTATCGAGGTTCCACGTCGATCTGGTAGTGCGGCGGGAGTCGAACCCGCAATCGGGTAGGGAACCCGACCATCACCAGGATGCTTTGCACAACGGTGTGAATCATCCCCCTGAGCTCTCACTTCTCAGTCCGGTTCTCCACGCTTAACTCCACTCGGGCCGCTTCGCGTTGCGGCTTGTGTGGCTACCTGTCCCCACCACTCGCGAAAAGTGGACCAGAGACAAGAATGATTCACACCGTTGTGTGCTGGTCTTTCCCAGCTGTCACTGCCATGAGAGTGCAGGCAGGTCACTGACCAGATAACGCGCTGGATCAACTCGCGGTTGTGGTGGCCGGTACTGAACTACCTCCGGCATCTCGTCCGGTATAACGGAGCGTTTGGACGAGTTATGCTCCCTTGCGCATCAGCCTGCGCATTCACCACAACGGGAAGAACACTGGAACTGTGGTCAGACCGAGTTGATGGTAAGTGAGTCCCTCAACCCCCAGTGTCCTTCCCGTTGTGCTGGTGTTATTCAGTATTAGCAAACTTACATTTAAAGTCAATAAAAAAGTTAAGTTAACTTACATTTAAATTTTAGACACAAAAAAGCCCGCGCGCGGCGGGCCTCGGATGGTAGGTGTACTTAATGGAAGTCGATGATTATCTGCTTAACAACCCCAACAAGCTTACAGCTGCTATCTACCAAGATTGGTTTGAAATCGGGATTAAGGGGCATCAGATACTGATTTGGCCCATCAATCTCTAATTTTTTAATCGTTGCCTGGCTGCTGCCGTCAACTTGCACGACAACTATGCGTCCATTTGCTTCATCAACAAACCCAACTTCCGGATCAACGATGACAATAGAACCTTCAGGGATGCTCAAGGCGCCGGAAGATGTCATGGATGCCCCTTTAACTTTAAGAGCAAACGAGTTATCTGACACTCGAGCAGTGGTCTCTATCCATTCGGTATTGCTGGCAGTTAACTTCTCAGTTATCACGTCAGTCCAGGCACCGGCTTGAACCCAAGAAATAAGAGGAACGCTTTTCGTACGCCCAGCATTAATTCGGCTCGGGGCGTCTATCTCACCTTGGCCCTTTAGCAACCAGTCCGGGGAGGACTGGAGGACGCTGGCTAATTTCAGCAGGCTTTCGCTTGATGGCACAGTGGCGTCGTTTTCCCATTGGGTTACAGCCGAGGCAGAGACGCCCACATATTCAGCCACATCCTTTTGAGTCATTTTCAACTGACGCCGTCTAAATTTTATCCGGCTTCCCACGGTATTCATCACAACCTCCCGTCATTTTCAATGTTAGCTATCTTACATTTAGTTGACGTAAGTAGTCTGTGAATATACGATGTAAGCATACTTACTTTAAGGGCGGAGGTAGCATGTACAAAAGTGATGTTCTCAAGCATTTCGGCGGTACTTCAAAGGCGGCAAGCGCATTGGATATTTCTCATAGTGCCGTTTGTCAGTGGGGAAAAATCATCCCGGAAAAGCAGGCGATGAAAGTTGAAAGAATTACGAAGGGGAAAATTAAATACGTCCCTTCAATGTACGAAAAGACTAACACCGCCGGCGCTCAGCCATAACTACCGAAGGAAAAGAGAAATGGTAGACCTGAAATCAGTAGTTAAAGCGATGTGCAAAGCCTATCCCGGCGGTCGGTCTGCAATGGCTGGCGCGCTGGGGATGACCGAAACACAGTTCAACAACAACCTTTACGAAAAAAACGGCTGCCGGTTCTTCGAAATTGTCGAGCTGGAAGCGATGGAAGACATCAGCGGTACCAGCTTCCTGGCTGAATATTTCGCTCAGCGCCGCGGTGGCCTGTTCGTTGATATCCCCCAGTTGGATGAATTGGATCAGGTCGAGCTGTTCAGCAAAAGCATGCGGACGGCGGCGCACCGTGGTCACGTCGACATGATTATTCAGGCGGCGCTGGAAGACGGTGTGATTGATGCTGATGAAGCCGCAGAAATTATGAAGTATCACCGCCGTCACTTAGCCGCCCGCGATACAGAAGTTCGGGCTGTGCTGGCTCTGTTTGGAAAAAAGAAGAAGTCCGGAAAGGTTGACGCCCCAAGTGTGCAGCTTGAGGCGTCGGGTGCATTAACTAAACAGTGTGGAGCAATTAACGCATGAACAGTTTACTCGTAAAAGCTGGCGTTCCGCAAATGCGCGGTAAAGCGACTGGCGGTCCCGCTGGCTCTTTCTCGTATGAAGTGATTATCGATGGTGAGTGGATGCCGTGCAACTACCAGTTCGCGGCGTGGTGGGTAGGTTACGTCCGCCAGAGCAGCCAGAAGGTGACGGCATGTCTGAAGAAATCCAAAAGCTGGATAGGCGTTACAAGGATTGGCGGGGCGTTGTGGTACACGTCGTGGGCTTCGACAGAGCAGGGGATCGCGTCATCTTCATGCGCGCCGGTTACCCGCATGAGTGCGCCCAACCCGTTGAGCTATTCAAGTCGCGGTTTGAGAGGGTGATGACCGATGAGCAATAAACTTCAGGGGCTGGTTTGGGATGCATGCGCGCCTGCTGGCTTATCCATTTCACAGGTGGCGATAATGTCCCGTCTTGCTGATTACAGCAACGATGACGGTATCAGCTGGCCTTCCATTCCGCGCATTGCCCGTCAGGTTGGAGCGAAAAGCCCAAACACCGTGCGCAGCGCGTTGAAAGTTCTCGAGGCTGGTGGCTGGCTGAAAGTACAGGAGCGCAAAACGAAAGGACGCAATACCAGCAATATTTATCGCCTCAACGTGGCAAAGCTGGTTCAGGCAGCGGCAGAAGCAAACTCCACAGAGACCCCTTCAAATTTTGAAGCATCAAATTCTGAGGTATCAAAATTTGAGGCCTCAAATTCTGAGGGTTCAAATAACAAAGCCGTCGCGGCTGTTAGCCCTTCAAATTTTGAAGCCGATCCACAAGTAACTACAACACCTGATCCACAAGGTAATAAAACCCTTAGTCCGACCGCTTCGCAGTCAGACGACAGCAGTGACGAAAGTTTTCTTGCTCTTCACCCTGAAGCGGTGGTGTTCAATGCCAAAAAACGCAAGTGGGGAAGTGCCGACGACCTGACAGCTGCCGAATACATCTGGGGAAAAATCATCCGCATGTACGAACAGGCTGCTGAATGCGACGGCGAGATTTCCCGCCCGAAAGAACCGGACATGACCCTCTGGGCAAATGAAATCCGCCTGATGTGTACTGCCGACGGCCGCACGCACAAGCAAATCTGTGAGCTGTTTGTCCGCGCTAACCGCGACACCTTCTGGTGCAAGAACATCCTGAGCCCGTCGAAACTCCGTGAGAAATGGGACGACCTGACAATCAAACTGACCGCGAATGTCCCGGCTGAAACTTCGGCTGGCGGCCACTGGAACAGCGCTGAAGCATGGGAGAACACCCTGTGAACAAATTGATGATGGCAGTTAAGAACCGCGACGGCGCCGCACTGGCTCAGCTGATGCCAGAAGAGCAACCGCAACGTGTCGTGAACGCTGACGCCGAGAAGCTGGTCGATGTGCTGTTCACTAACCTGATGCAGATTTTCCCTGCTGCCCGCCAGACAGCGCTGAGTACTCCGGCAGATATCGCGGCGGCAAAACGTCAGTGGATTTTGGCATTCGCTGAAAGCGGCGTGACGACGCTGGAACAGGTGAAAGCCGGTATGCGTATGGCTCGCCAGCAGGAAACAGACTTCTGGCCGAGCTGTGGAAAGTTCATTGGTTGGTGTAAGTCCGGTGCTGCTCAGGCTGCTGGCCTTCCGTCTGCTGACGAGGTAATGACCGAGTTCAACCAGTATTGCGCGCGCCGCGGCGACTACAGCACACCAGCGGCTTACCCGTGGTCAGCGCCGATCATGTACTGGATTGTGACCGACGTTCGTCGCCTGATGCTGCAGAACAACTACACCGAGGGTGAAGTCCGTAAATCCGTACAGCACAACCTGACACTCTGGGCAAAACGCCTGGCGAAAGGTGAAAAAGTACCGGCACCGGTTGTGATGCTGTCCGCGCCAAAAGCGCCAGCAGGTCCGACACCTGCGCAGATCATGCATGACGAGTATCTCCGTAAAAAACGGCAGGGCTGGTTATGAGCACTTTTCAGCAGTTGGTTATCGACGAGCTAAAGCGTGATCGGACTCCCCGAACCTGCACAGACATTGAAGCTGAAGTTATTAAGAACTCTGGATTCAGACCGGAGAAAAACAGGACATCCGGGGCGCTCAACGCGATCGGTAAAAAGCCGCAATTCAACATTGTGATTGATCGTACCGGTGTAAAAAACACGTATTCCCTGAGTGATACACCAAAACCCGTCACGGCGGCAGCAGTTGGTGAGACGCCCGCGCGTCCAGTTAAAACACAGGCTGAAATCAGCGCCGAGTTTGAACGCAATCTATGGGCAGTACGTCAGGGAAGGGGACAGGCATGAGCTATCAACTGATATATGCGGATCCGCCTTGGCAGTACAGCAACAAAATCAGTAACGGTGCGGCGGGTGATCATTACAGCACCATGACGCTGGAAGACATCAAACGCCTACCGGTCTGGTCAATCGCCGCTGAAAGCGCAGTGTTAGCAATGTGGTACACCGGCAATTTCGCCGAAGAGGCAGTCGAGCTGGCGCAGGCCTGGGGCTTTAAAGTCAAGACGATGAAAGGTTTCACGTGGATCAAGCTTTATGAGCAGGCGCGCGGGCGTATTGAGCGGGCACTTGCAGAGCAAACCATGATCGACTTTGAAGACTTTCTGGATGCACTCAGCGCCGAAACAGTCATGAACGGCGGCAACTATACGCGCGGTAATAGCGAAGATGTTCTGATCGCCGTTCGCGGCTCCGGGCTCGATCGCGTCAGCGCCAGCGTTAAACAGGTAGTTCACAGTTGCCGCGGTGAGCACAGCGAAAAACCAGCAGAGGTGCGCCTGCGATTGGAAGAGCTCTACGGGTCAGTATCCCGCATTGAACTTTTCAGCCGTGGTGACGCTGCTGGCTGGCATCACTGGGGCAACGAAAACCCTTTCAACGATATTGATCTGGTCCCGGCGACGTTCACCGCCTTGCCAGCAGCGCGCAACTCACGCGTAAAAGCTCAGACCGGTTATTACCAGGCTATTGCTGGCGCATTACAACAAACCCAGCAACAAAATATTCCAGAAATTATTCCGGTACCGGAAACCAACAACCGCGTATGGCCAGCCGAAGTGAACCATCTCTTTGACCAGGTCGCCGAGTCTTCAAATCTTGAAGCGCACCTGCAGAACAAACTTCGTCACCACATCAACCGCCTGAAAATGGACGGAATGCCGGTAGACCAGATCATTGATACCGCCGGCACACTTGCCCGCAAAATGGGAGCAACAGCGTGAAAGAAATTATCGTAGACAATTTTGCAGGCGGCGGCGGTGCGAGCACCGGTATTGAGATGGCAACTGGCCGTAGCGTGGATATTGCGATCAACCATGACGAGAACGCGATCGCCATGCACAGCACCAATCACCCTGAAACGCTGCACTATTGCGAATCGGTGTTTGATGTTGACCCTGTTGCAGCGACCGCTGGCCGCTCGGTTGGTCTGGCTTGGTTCAGCCCGGATTGTCGTCATTTCAGCAAAGCGAAGGGCAGCAAACCGGTTAAGAAAGAAATCCGTGGTTTGGCCTGGATTGTGATCCGCTGGGCACTCGCGAAGCGCCCGCGCGTCATGATGTTGGAGAACGTAGAAGAGTTTAAAACGTGGGGACCGCTGCTGACTGCCGAAGACGGCACTGAGCACCCGGATCCAGCGCACGCTGGAGAAACCTTTGCCGCGTTCATTGGCATGCTGACAACCGGCATTGCCGCTGATCATCCAGCGATTGCCGAGTGCTGTGAAGTGCTGAACATCGATGTGAATAGCGACGACGTCCGCCGCCTGGTGTCCGGACTGGGGTACGTTGTCGATCATCGTGAGTTGCGTGCATGTGACTTCGGCGCGCCGACCATCCGCCGCCGGTTCTTCATGGTGATGCGCTGCGACGGCCAGCCGGTTCAGTGGCCAGTAGCCAGCCACGGCGATCCAAAATCTCTCGATGTGCAGAGCGGCAATCTGGCGCCATACCGAACTGCCGCCGAATGTATCGACTGGTCTATCCCATGCCCGAGCATCTTCGAACGCAAAAAGCCGCTGGCAGAGAACACCTTGAAACGTATTGCCCGTGGCGTCCAGCGCTTTGTAATCGACAACCCGACGCCGTTTATCGTGAAGTGCAATCACACCAGCACCAAATCCGTTTATAACTGCTTCCGTGGTCAGGCGCTGGATGAGCCACTTCAGACGATCACGAAAACCCACGGTTATGCGGTCGTTACCCCACACATCACCAAATTCCGCACTGGTGCGACTGGTCAGGAAGTTGATGAACCATTGCCGACGATCACCGCTGGCAGCTCAGAAAGACCGGGCGGAAATGGGCATGCTCTTGGCATGGTTGAAGCGACCCTGTCACCTTTCATTGCAGGTGCCGGTGGTTCCGAGTATCAGGGCAAACCGCGTGCAGCAGATGTTCCGCTTCACACAGTTATGAAAGAATCCCACTCTGCGCTGATCGCTCCGGTTATTGCCCGGATCGGACAAACCGGTTTCGGCGGTGACCGCATGGCGTATGCAGCTGGCAAGCCATTGACCACTGTAACCAGCAAAGCAGAACACCTGTTGGTGGCTCCGGTGATCGCCCGGCAGTTTGGCAACAGTGTTGGACACGCTGCTGATGAGCCAAACGGCACTATCACGGCGGGCGGTGGCGGAAAAAGTCAGTTATGCACGGCTTTCCTCGCGAAACACTTCGGCGGTAACTACACCGGTGCTGGCGCGGCGATGGATGCACCAGCTCACACAGTTACCACCACCGATCATCATGCGCTGGTCACATCCAATCTGATTAAGTTGCGTGGCACCTGCAAAGACGGCCAGCCCGTCACTCAACCAGCCCCAACCATCACTGCCGGTGGCCTGCATATCGGTGAGGTTCGCGCTTTCTTACTCAAGTATTACGGCAACGAAAAAGAAGGCGTCAGCCTGGACGAATCCCTGCATACGGTCACAACCAATGACCGGTTCGGGCTGGTAACAGTTGAGGGTGTAGATTACCAGATCGTTGATATCGGCATGCGTATGCTTCAACCGCATGAGCTTTACGCGGCGCAGGGCTTCCCGAGTTGGTACATCATCGATCAGGATTACCGCGGCACCAAATACGCGAAAGATAAACAGGTTGCGCGCTGTGGCAATGCGGTACCGCCGCCGTTCGCTGAAGCACTGGTGCGCGCAAATCTGCCGGAAATGTGCGGCGCTGAGAAAGAGGTGGCTGCGTGAAAGAACTCCAAAGTATTTGGCTGGATGCCTATCGAGGTTGGTTAAAAGCAGTCTCCCCTGAGGGGGAGCTGCACCCCTCGGATTACACGGCTGCGCGGGAACATGCTGACGCTGTGCTGAATAGTCTGATCAAGGCGGGAGAGGTGACTGCATGATCCTAGGCAAATTAATCAGTTCACAGCGCTATCTCGATCGGAAGAAAGTCGTTGATAAAGCGCTTCGCTTCAAACTGTTCCGCGTTTCAGTGTATCCAGTCGTGCTTCGTGGTGTTCAGTACACGGTCCTAATGGACGGACATCACAACTTTGCGGCGGCGAAATTGGCTGAAGTCGAGCCGGTTTACATCGGGCCACCGAAAAAGCTGGTGAAGATATTCAGCAAAATGACCGATCGGGAAATCGAGGTGATGCTGATAAACCACCTGACCGATTGCGATTATTACTTTGTCGATACCGGCGAAGTGGTGGAACACCTTCTGATGCCGGAGTACCACAAATGCAACTGACCCTGCCATTCCCGCCAAGCGTCAACGGTTACTGGCGCTCCACCCGGAAGGGCGTGCTGATCAGCGAGCGCGGGCGGATCTTCCGTTCCAATGCGCTGGCGTCAATTTATCAGCAGTTGCGCAGCCGTCCGCCGGCACTACTCACTGAACTGGATGTGCATCTGGTTCTCTACCCGCCGACCAGGGCGAAACGCGATTTAGATAATTTCCAAAAGGCTCTGTTTGATGGCCTGACCCATGCGGGGATCTGGAAGGACGACAGCCAAGTGAAACGAATGACGGTCGAATGGGGACCGGTAACCAAAGAAGGTAAGGCAGAAATAACGATTACTGATTTCAAACCCGCCGGTGTGCAGCCGGTTTAACGTGTGGAGTGATTATGTCGAACAGTTTGCTGTCAGGAAAAATGGTAACGATGTCGAGCCGTGAAATTGCTGAGCTTGTGCAGAGTAAGCATAGCGATGTGAAACGCTCAGCCGAACGGCTTGCAGTTGGTGGAATTTTAAGCGCGCCGTTGGCGCACACCCCCTATTTTCATGAGCAGAACGGTCAGGAGTATCAGGAGTACTGGTTCAACAAGCGCGATTCGCTGGTGCTGGTTGCCCGGCTGTCGCCCGAGTTCACCGCCGCGGTAGTTGACCGCTGGCAGGAACTGGAATCTAAAAGCCAGTTACCCCAGTCATTGCCCGAGGCTCTCCGCCTGGCTGCTGACCTCGCCGACGAAAAGCTGGCGTTGGAGTCACAGCTGGCGCTGGCCGCGCCTAAAGTTGATTTCGTTGATCAGTACGTCATGGCTAAGGGCTCTATGGGATTCCGCGCGGTCTGCAAATTGCTGCATGCGAAAGAACCGGAATTCCGGTTGTTCCTTCTCGAGAAAGACATTGTTTACCGGCTGGAAGGCCAGTTGACGCCAAAGGCCAATCATTTAGAGGCAGGGCGGTTTGAGGTAAAAACAGGTACCAGCCCGAATAGCCAGCATGCATTCCGTCAGGCACGTTTCACGGCGAAGGGTGTTGAATGGGTTGCCGGTCTGTGGGCTGGTTATCTGCGACAGAAACAGGAGAACGCGGCGTGAGAGCATTACTGAAACCATACCCCCAGCAAGAGTTGGGGATCGTGCAGTTTGCGCTGCCGGCAGACATGTTGAAGTTCTTCAGCAGTAAACGCCTGCTGATCACCAACGAGCCAGCCGAACTCCATACACTGCCTGATGGTGTGGTACCGGCTGTAGCGCAGTCTCTTTCACGTGACCCGCGTCTGTCTGGTTTCCTGTCATCACCAGCGGTAATTGCCCGAGTTGGCGGCATGGACGCGCTGACGTTGTGGGTTAAACGCCACCGTGCGTGCCAGTGTCCGGACTACAACGGGGTATTTCATCATCATGAACTGGTGCAGGTACCCCGAGGTCGTGGCGTTGTCTGCCTGTGCTGGGCGCATGACAACGAGTTTCGGGAAAAAGAATCGGCAAAACTGGATGCTATCGCGCTGGCGAACGCCGCCGAGTTTGTGACTGAGGCAATCCGGTACCGTTATGGGTTGCCGGACGGGCGGCACCTTACTTTGCCGGAACTGTGCTGGTGGGCGGTGTCGAAGGGGCTGGTTCATCTCCTGCCACAGGAAATAATTTGCGAAGCGCTGGGGGTTAAATACAAACCGCCGGGCGGTCAGGGTAAAGAAGCGGACGTGAACCCATGGGAGAAACAGCCACAGGAGCTTCTGGCGAACAACATCAAACCGGTGCTGGCGCTGGCAATCGATCCGGAGACGCCGGAATCATACCTCCGTATCCCTAAGCGCCGCCGGTACGAAAACGCAAAATACACTCAATGGGTAAAGCGCCAGCCATGCTGTGGCTGTGGCAAAGATTCTGATGATCCGCACCACATCACCGGCAACGGATTTGGCGGTATGGCAACAAAAGCGCATGACCTGTTTGTGATCCCGCTGTGCAGACGGTGTCACGACTCACTTCATGCGAATACCCAGGCTTGGGAAGAAGAACATGGTGATCAGATGTACCTGGTCATGAAGACATTAGACCGCGCGCTGGCGATGGGTGTTATCGCTACCGGCAAGCAAAAATAAGTGTGGAGACAGCATGAACCTTGAAACGATTTTGAAGCATTTTTCCCCGAAAGGGTTATCGATCAGCGACAGTTCCCGGGCTACGGCCAGTGATGCACTGAACATCACCGATATTATGGCGGCGTTGGGGATGACGCAGAGCGGCGCTGAATTCGGGTTGCGCCTGTTTCTGGCAAAAGCCGGTATCAGCCAGCAGGACAAAACCATAGCGGTCGGCATGCTCACGCAATACGCCAAACAGCACGCACCTAAACATATTGGCAAAGTCGCAGGGCGTCGCATGGCTGAATGCCTGCGCATAATGGCGAAAATGGCTTTTGAAGATTACGCGCGCTCGGCGGCGGCAACGTCTGATTGTCCGTGCTGTTCAGGCACCGGTTTTTTGAAAGAGAAGCGAGTATTCAGAAACCAGATGGCAATCGACCGTCAGGAATATCTTGATGCACTGCCGGGCAACTTAGGCCTGCTTTACTGCGACGAAATGAAGTCAAAAAAGGAATGGGAGGAGACAGTTGATGTTATTTGTGAGCCGTGCAAGGGAAAGGGCGTTATATCGAGCCGCTGCCGGTGTAACGGCACGGGAAAAGTAGTCGATCGGGAAAAATCCATTCTGATGGGCCTGCCGGTCGAAAAGGAATGCCCACGCTGTCATGGCGTTGGTTATTCCCGTCTGCCAGCGTCGGTGGCGCACCGCGCAGTGAAAGCATTGCTGCCAGACCTGCCGGAGAGAACGTGGAACAACAGCTGGAAACCCTTCTACGAAAAGCTGATCACCAAATGCTTTATTGAAGAGTCGGCGGCAGAATCGGAATTTAAAAAGGTAACCCAGTGATTTAGACGTTGCAAAACTTGCCGAATCTGGCTAGATTTATCCCAATGATGGGAAATTATACCTGATATCAAGCCTCGGCAAACGCCGGGGCTTCGTCATTTCTAGGGCTGCCAAATTGGCGGCCTTTTTTTATGCCCTCAATTCGGTTGTGAGGACACCTACAGCGATAAGGGGTTTATCAATGTCCGAGCCGGTATCAGCTACAGCGGCTTCAGCGGCGCTTGCCACGGTCGGCGTTTTCGGCTGGTTCACCGGTCTGGATTACGGCGTGGTTTTCGGTGCCTTTGCTGGCGCTGTGTTCTACGTCACGTCAGCCGTTGATCTCTCAGCGTGGCGCCGCATTTCGTATTTTGGCGTTTCATTCATGTGTGGCCTGCTCGGTGCCGGTGTTGCTGGCGCAAAGTTGGCGGCCTGGCTCAGTTACCCTGATAAACCATTGGATGCCCTGGGCGCGGTGATCATCTCCGCTTTGGCTGTGCAGCTGCTTACGTTCGCCAGCAACAGGGCAAAGAACCCAACATCACTGATTGATCGGTGGAGGGGGCAAAGTGGTAATAAATGACCCGCTGGTAATCCTAAACGTGGTGGTGTGTACGTTGGTGGTTATCCGGCTGAGCTTCTTTCGAAAGAACGGGGCCACACATCGCCGCTGGGCGTCGTGGCTGGCCTACCTGATGATCCTGATTTATGGCCATGTCCCGCTGCGTTTTCTGTTCGACCATTACGACGGCACACGCTGGGCCATCCTCTTACTGAACCTCGTTATCTGCATTGCGATATTCGCCGTGCGCGGCAACGTGGCGAAAATCCTAAAAGTCCTGCGCATTCCGCAGTAACTCTTCAAGAGAGAACATCATGCAAACCAGTGATAAAGGCTTTGCGCTGATTAAGCGCTTCGAAAGCTGTGTGCTGACTGCGTACCCCGATCTGGGCACCGGTGGTGCGCCGTGGACAATTGGATTCGGCCACACGCACAACGTTAAACGCGGTGACGTGATTACCCAGCCTCAGGCTGAACAGTTTCTGCGTGATGATGTGAAAGTGCCTGAGGTATCGATCTCGACAAACGTGAGGGTGGCGCTGAATCAGAATCAGTTCGATGCGCTGGTATCTTTCATTTTCAATGTCGGTTCGAAAAACTTCACCAGTTCGACCCTGATCAAGAAATTAAACGCTGGTGATTACACTGGCGCAGCGGACGAATTCCCGCGCTGGAATAAAGCCGCCGGTCGCGTGCTGAATGGTCTCACCAAGCGCCGCGCCGCCGAACGTGAGCTGTTCTTATCATGATAGATGCCGCGACTGAGCTGTTGAAAAACCTTTGGAAGCCACTGGTCGCAATTGCACTGGTGGCTTTTTCGTTATGGGCTTTCAGCCACTGGCGTTATACCGCAGGACATGATGCAGCGGATCAGGCATGGCAGTTGAAATGGTCGAGCCGTGACACCGCCGACGCCGCTGCAACCCTGAAGCGTGAGGCGCAGGAGAGAGCGGAAGAACAACGCCGCCAATCGGCAGCCGACGAGGAACGAAAGCATGCTGAAGAAGAACTGGCTAAGGCTCGGGCTGATGCCGATATTGCTGATCGCGCTGGTGTCGGGATGCGCAAACAACTCGACACCTTACAGCGGCAACTCGCAGGAAGTGAAACCGGCCGCCTTTCCGCCACTGTCTCAGCAAGCTCGGCAAGAACCGAGGCCAGCATATTGCTTGCCCAGTTGCTCAGCGAATCTGACGAAATGGCGGGAAAGTACGCAGCAGAGGCTGACCGGAATTATGTCGCCGGCCAGTCCTGTGAACGCGTCTATGACCGAATAACCTCTTTATCTGGAAAATAGTTAGGGTAATATTGAATTATTTAACATACGACAACTATAGAGTTAAAAAAAAACGATATATTTCTAGCCCAACGTAATGAAAGGGCTAGAAAAATGGAAAAAGAAGTGATTCAAAATGATCAAGATCTTCAACCAGTTTTGTCTTACGGACCGCAAGATAACACTTTGTTACATTTAGTGAAGATGGCAAATCATGGGATATCTTCAGGCATTACTCTTTTACTAGAAGGTGCAGTCGTCTACGGCGATTTGATGCCTGGATTAGAGTTTTGCAACAAAAGCGCAGAAAATATCCGTAATGGTGGTGGCGACAGTGGAAAAGAACCACGAGAATTATTGGCTTCATTTTTTGATGATTTGGCAAATAGATATAAAACTGATTCTGGGAATGAAATTCCTCTGAATTATTTGCATCTCAAGAACGTTGCCCATCTTCGTGGTGATGGTGGAAGAACAACGACTACTGGTGGTCTGTTCAGGGTCTCGATTGAAAAGGTAGCCGGATTTTCAATTGGAAGACCCTCTTATTGATTTACCGGTACTGATAAAGGTCGCTTAGGCGGCCTTTTTTTATTGGAGATTATATGCAGGTCACTATCGATGGTGTCCCGTATGCGCCTGTGTGCAATTCAGGTTCTCGGATTGGAATTGCCATAACCACACACAACCGACCAGCAGTTTTGGCAAAGACGATTGAGCAGCATCTGAAGCACTTCCCGGCTGGCGCTAAGTTTATCGTGATTGACGATGGTTCAGCGCCAGCGGCCACCGCCGCCGGTATCGAAATAATTAGAAATGAGAAATCGCTCGGGATCGTGGCTTCGAAGAACCGGAGCCTCGAGGCGCTGATTGATGCTGGCTGCGAGCATCTTTTCCTTTGGGACGATGACGCCTATCCGATCAGCGATAACTGGCACGTCCCATACGTCGAATCACCTGAGCCGCATCTGGCTTACCAGTTTCTCGATGTGAGCACTCCACGCAAAATTAAAGACATGACCGTCTTATATCGCGATGACCGGCACGTTGCGTACACCGGCCAGCGCGGCGTGATGCTTTATTACCATCGTAGCGCTATTGAGAAGGTCGGCGGCTTCGACCCTGTTTATGGCCGTGGCATGTATGAGCATCCGGATCTGGCGCTGCGTATTCACAATGCAGGGCTGACAACCTGGGCAAATGCCGACGTGGTCGGCTCTGAAACCCTCATTTATTCGCTGGACGAGCATGAAGCGGTTGAGCGTTCGGTGGCTCGACCTGACCGAGAGGCGCTGGTACGCAATAACGTATCCGTCTTCAATGCCCGACGTGACTCAGGGTATTCAGGATATGCACCTTTCCGGCGCCAGCGGGATGTGGTGATCACCTCATTACTTACAAGCCAGCCCGACCCACAGCGCGCCGCGCCAATGAAACCAGATGAATCCGTGCTGTCTGCCTGGGCGGCTTCCATTTGTGGCGCTTTCGCCATTGTGCTGGCGGATCAGCTCAGTGCTGCACCTGCTGGCGCTTCACTGGTTAACGTGCCCGCTGTTCGGATGAGCCCGTACTTTGCTCGCTGGGTTCACATCTACCAACACCTTAGAGCGCATCCTGAATATCGGTTCGTCTGGTGTACGGATGGCACTGACGTTGAGATGTTGCGTGAGCCTTGGGCTGAGATGGTACCCGGTAAGATATACGTTGGATCTGAGCACAAGACTTACGCCGACGGCTGGATGAAGGCCAATCACCACGGGCGAGCATATGGCGAGTTCATTGATCAGTATCGCGATGAGCCACTGCTTAACGCCGGTCTCCTCGGCGGCTCGCGTGATGACGTGATGGAGTTTGCGCACCGGATCATCAGGCTGCATTACCGCATTGAGAGCCAGCGGTTCTGGAAGATGGAAACAGCGCCAGCCACCGCGGTTGATATGGGCGCTTTCGGCATAGCTGCAAAGTCCTTCGGTGACCGTGTTGTTACGGGGCCAAAGGTTCACACCGTCTTTAAATCTGATGATGGTATGGGTAAGGAGTTCGCATGGTATCGCCACAAGTGACCTTCTGTGTTGTAGGGCACCACAAGCGCCGAAACATAGCGACTCGCCTTGCTGACACGCTGGAAGCATACCTGCTGATTGATGAAGGCGATCACGGCAGCAACTGGAATCACCGGCGCGCTATCGAGTGGGCCAGTCAGCAGGAATGTCGCGTGGTGATACTGGAAGATGATGCGCTTCTGTTGCCCGGATTCACAGATGCAGCACACGAATGGGTCACCCGTTTCCCCGATAACCTCATCAGCTTCTATCTGGGTACCGGCCGTCCGCCACAGTATCAGCAGCAGATAGCAGCCAGCCTGATTGATGCCGACAAGCGGCGCGGCGACTACATCACGATGGACCGCCTGATTCACGGTGTGTGCTACAGCCCGCCAGTCAGCGGACTAAGCCGTATCATGCAGAACTGGAACCGTACCAAGGCAGCTGACTATGCAGTCGGTGATGCTTTAGGCGGCAAGGTCATCTATCCCTGCTACTCGTTGGTGGATCATGCTGATGGCGAGACAGTTGAACGGCATCCGGATAATCAACCAAGGGTAGAGCGTCGGCGCGCATGGCGTCTTGCAATGACCCATCAACCATAAGTGAGGCAACGTGAAACATATCCAATTGGCCAAGCTCTATCGGACAGGACAATTCATCGGGTTTGGTCTGGCTGTAGATGGCGAGCTTCTTGAGCAGCAGGTCGATACGAATATAAGTACAGATCCGAGCAAATTGCCATATATCACTGCCAACTTCTACCTCAAGGAGCAGCAGGCTGAGAACCCAATCATCATTGATCTTGGCGAACAGGAACAAGAATGAAGGAGCCTCGTGTTTATGGCAGCAAATGGAACAGAGCCCGGCTCGATTTCCTTAATGAAAACCCGCTGTGTGTGATGTGCCAGGAGCAGGGCCGTACGGTTGCCGCCAGCGTTGTTGATCATATAGTGGCACACAAACTTAAAGAGGCGTTGCTGTCAGGCAATGTCGTCAGCATTAAGACAGCCCAAAAACTTTTCTGGGACAGGAAGAACTGGCAACCGCTGTGCAAGGTGCATCACGACTCCACAAAGCAACGTATGGAGAAGAGCGGGCGCGTCTCAGGCTGCGATGAGAACGGTCTGCCGATCGACCCGAACTCGCACTGGCACGCTGCCTGACGGCAGGCGATGGCAGAGGCGGCAGGGGGGAGGGCAAATCTCTACCCCTCTCGCGCTAAATGACCGAGCTCCGTGCTTTGTATGCACAACCGCGAAATGAAAAGTTTTTTTCTGAGGCGTTTTTAGCCCGAAAGCCAATAGTTGCACTTGAAACCATTTTATTTGCAATTGATATAAATTCTCGTTTGATGGGAGGTTTCTATGGCCGGTCGTCGCCCGAAACCGACCAAATTAAAATTGGTCACCGGCAATCCGGGCAAACGAAAACTGAATGACAAAGAACCCAAACCTGCCCGTGAAATTCCCAGCCCTCCATCTCATCTGACGGATTGGGGGAAAACAGCCTGGGGCAGAGTAACCGTTCTGCTTGATGGAATGGGCGTGCTCACTGTTGCAGACACAATGGCCCTTGAACGTCTTTGTGATCTGTATGCCGAAATCCTGCATTTGCGTCAGCTCATCGATATCGAAGGGCGAACATACACAACGAAAACCCAAATGGGTGATTTCCTGATCAAGGCAAATCCGGCAGTTTCAATGCTGGCTGATGCTGATCGTCGTTTTAAAAGCTATCTGGTGGAATTCGGCCTGACGCCTGCCGCCCGTACAAAGGTGCATGTGAATGGTGGAGAAGAAGAAGACGACCCGCTCAACCAGTTCTTCGGTTGATGCGCCGACTAAGTATGCGCGGGATGTCACTGAGGGAAAGGTTCTGGCCGGTCCTGACATTCGTAATGCATGCGCCCGGCATTTAAGGGATTTAGAGCATGGCCCGGCACGCGGGCTTTTTTGGGATGTTGAGGCAGTCGAACGGGCAATCACCTTTTTTGCGAAAGTTCTGAAACTCAACGGCGGTGAACATGAAGGAAAGCCATTCATTCTTTTGCCCTGGCAAACCTTTATCGTTGGGTCGCTGTTTGGCTGGAAAGCAGAGGATGGAACGCGCCGGTTTCGCATGAGCTACATCGAGTCGGGAAAGGGCTCGGGTAAATCACCACTGGCTGGCGGGGTTGGCCTGTATTGTCTGGTCGCTGATAAAGAACCGCGCGCAGAAATCTACGCGGCGGCCACCAAAAAAGACCAGGCAATGATTTTATTCCGGGACGCTGTATCGATGGTCGATCAGTCTCCGGCGCTGGCGCAAAGAATTGTTAAGTCAGGCACCGGTTTGAATGTGTGGAACCTGGCTTTCCTGCAGACCGGTTCGTTTTTTAAACCAATTAGTTCCGATGACGGTCAGTCAGGCCCGCGCCCGCATTGCGCGCTGATCGATGAAGTACATGAACATAAAACCAATACCGTCGTTGAAATGATGCGCGCCGGTACTAAGGGGCGGCGTCAGGCTTTAATGTTCCTGATCACCAACAGCGGGCATGACAAAACAAGCGTTTGTTATGACTACCACGAATACGGCCGAAAAATTGCGGCTGGGATGGAAGAAGATGACAGCTTTTTCAGTTTCATCTGCTCTCTCGATGAAGGGGATGACCCTTTTAAAGATGAGTCCTGCTGGGGTAAAGCAAATCCGTCGCTCGGCCAGACATTTACTGAAAAGTACCTTCGTGAGCAGGTTACCCAAGCACGCGGAATGCCAGCGAAAGAAAGCATTGTCCGGCGCCTTAACTTTTGTCAGTGGGTCGATGCAGCTAACCCGTGGATGGGCAGCGATGTCTGGATGGGATGCGAATCTGACTTTGACCCGGATGAGATGATAGGAGAGGAATGTTTCGGCGGTCTGGATCTGTCAGGTACTCGAGATTTAACGTCGCTTGCACTGTATTTCCCTCATCGAAAACGGCTGATAGTGGAGTTCTGGACGCCAAAAGACACACTTCTTCACCGCGCTAAAACTGACCGCGTGCCCTATGACATGTGGGAGAAGAAAGGTTTTATTCATGCGCCGCCAGGGAACGCCGTCAAATACGGTTTTGTTGCGGAGCGTATTGCTGATCTTGCGTTGAAATTCCAGATAAAGGCGATCGCCTTTGACCAATACCGCATTAAGTACCTTGAGCCGGAGCTCGAAGAGGCTGGCGTGGGTGTGCCATTGATCCAGCACGGGCAGGGGTTCTATAAGGCCGCTGATTCCGGTTTGTGGATGCCTCATTCGATTGAGTTATTCGAAGGGCTGCTGGACGACAAAGAAATAGAAATCCACCTGAACCCATGCCTGCGGTGGAATGCTGCATCTGCTGTTATCGAAACAGATCAGAAAAATAACCGTATTTTTGCAAAGAAAAAGAGTACCGGCCGTATCGATGGTGTCGTGGCTTCGGCTATGGCAATCGGTGCAGCTGATGGGGAGGTTGAGGAGGAATTCAACCTGGATGATTTTCTGTCGAGACCGATGAGCATGTAATGTCAGAAACCAACTATAGCATTGACCTTCGCACCAATAATGGTCTGTGGGCGCGCATGGCATCGTGGTTTGTCGGCGGTCGCCTGGTAAATCCAGATCAAGGTTCACAAACTGGCCCCGTTTCGGCTCATGGTCATTTAGGTGAATCAACGATCACCGATGAACGGGCTTTGCAAATATCCACTGTGTGGGCCTGCGTTCGCCTCATATCTTCCGTGACGTCATGTTTACCTCTCGACGTTTTCGAAACTGAGAAAGATAACCGTCAAAAGGTGGGACTCGATAACCCGCTTGCCCGCTTATTGCGGTATTCCCCGAATCAATACATGACCGCTCAGGAGTTTCGCGAGTGCATGACTATGCAGCTGGCGTTTTACGGCAATGCGTATGCGCTGGTGGAGCGCAATAGTGCCGGGGACGTGATCAGCCTGTTGCCGTTGAACTCGGTCAACATGGATGTCCGTCTGGAAGGGAAGAAAATTGTATATCGGTATAAACGGGATTCGGAATACGCCAACTTCACGCAAAAAGATATTTTCCACCTTAAAGGCTTTGGGTTTAACGGTCTGGTCGGCATGTCTCCTATTGCGTTCGCGGCCAAAACGGCAGGCGTTGCTGTCGCAATGGAGGATCAGCAGCGTGATTTTTACGCCAACGGGGCAAAATCGCCGAAGATTCTGTCTACCGGCGATAAGGTTCTCAGCAAGGTACAACGTGACCAGTTAGAAGAAAATTTTAAAGAGATTGCTGGTGGTCCGGTTAAAAAGCGTCTTTGGATCCTTGAGGCTGGGTTTGATGCAAAGGATATCGGTGTCAGTCCTCAGGACGCAGAAACGATGGCGTCACGTAAGTTTCAGGTCAGCGAAATCGCACGATTCTTTGGTGTTCCGCCACATCTGGTGGGTGATGTCGAAAAATCTACCAGTTGGGGCACGGGCATTGAACAGCAGAATCTGGGTTTTCTGCAATATACCCTTGAGCCTTATCTCACCCGCTGGGAGCAGTCTATCTGGCGCTGGCTGGTTAAACCCGGAGATATCAGCCGCATTCACGCAGAGCATAATCTTGACGGGCTGTTGCGTGGTGACTCTGCTTCACGTGCAACCTTCATGACTACCCTGGTGAATAGCGGTCAGCGAACAGTAAATGAAATGCGCCGGCTGGATAACCTGCCGCCGCTACCGGGTGGCGATGTCGCAACGCGGCAATCTCAAAACGTGCCGATCACTGAATTAGGAAAAGAGAACCCCGCCAGTAGCGGGGTTTAGTCATTTATGGGGGTAGCGATGCGCAGCATCAATAAAACACTCGCCTTTGATCAGGCGGAAATCAAGTTTTCCGGTGACGGCACGCAGGGCGTTTTTGAAGGCTATGCCTCTGTGTTCAACAACACTGATTCCGATGGCGACATTATCTTGCCCGGTGCTTTCAAGAACGCGCTTACCAATCAGACGCGAAAGGTGGCGATGTTTTACAACCACCGCACATGGGAAATGCCTGTCGGCAAATGGGAGAACCTCGAAGAAGACAGTAAAGGTCTGCTGGTACGCGGCGTTCTGACGCCTGGTCACTCTCAGGCGAATGACCTGAAGGCGGCCATGAAACACGGCACCGTTGAGGGAATGTCTGTCGGGTTTTCAGCAGGCAAAGACGATTACAGCGTTGGCACATCTGGCCGAATTTTCAAAAACGTAGCGGCGCTACGTGAAATCAGTATCTGTACCTTCCCCGCTAACGAGCTTGCCGGGGTCTCTTCCCTGAAAAGTATCGATGGTGTGGAAAGTATTCGCGACGCGGAAGAGTGGCTGAGGGACTCAGTTGGCCTATCCAAATCAGAAGCACAGGGCTTTATTGCCCGTATTAAGTCTGCAGTTCGGAGCGAGTCCGAAGGCAGTGACAAAGAAATCACCGCTCTACTCGAGCGTATTAAAAACTTCTCCCCACTCCAGATAGGAAAATAAATATGTCTGAATTAACTGATATCCAAAAGGCCATTGAAGAGTCCCAGAAAAATGTGACTCAACTGTTCGAGGCACAAAAACAGGAAATCGAAGCAACCGGCAAAATATCCCAACAGTTGCAGAATGACCTGTCGAAAGTCCAGGAAGAACTGAAAACAGCTGGATCCCGTCTGTTCGATATGGAGCAGAAATTCACTTCAGGTGCCGAAAATCCAGAAAATAAAAAATCGTTCTCTGAGCGTGCTGCTGAAGAATTAACAAAATCTTGGGATGGCAAAGCGTCCCACTTCGAAGCGCAAACCTTTAATAAATCTCTGGGCAGCGATGCCGGCTCTGCCGGTAACTTGATCCAGCCAATGCAGGTTCCGGGCATTATTATGCCGGGGCTGCGTCGCCTGACTATTCGTGATTTGCTGGCGCAGGGTCGTATATCCAGTAATGCACTGGAATATGTCCGTGAAGAGTTGTTCACCAACAACGCGGCGACGGTCGCGGAAAAGGCACTGAAACCCGAATCAGATATCACTTTCAGCAAACAGACGGCCAATGTCAAAACTGTCGCACACTGGATCCAGGCATCGCGTCAGGTAATGGATGATGCGCCTATGCTGCAATCCTACGTCAACAACCGCCTGATGTATGGTCTGGCACTGAAAGAAGAAGACATGTTGCTGAACGGTGACGGAACTGGTGATGATCTCGAAGGTATCAATCTGGTTGCCACGGATTACGACACCAGCCTGAACGCCTCCGGCGACACCCGCGCTGATCTGATTGCACATGCCATCTTCCAGGTAACTGAATCAGAGTTCAGCGCATCCGGCATTATTTTGAACCCGCGCGACTGGCACGGCATTGCATTGCTGAAAGATAACGAAGGGCGTTATATCTTCGGCGGCCCGCAGGCATTTACCAGCAACGTGATGTGGGGCCTTCCAGTAATTCCTACCCGTGCTCAGGATCAGGGCACATTCACGGTGGGCGGTTTCGACATGGCCTCTCAGGTCTGGGATCGTATGGATGCAAGTATCGAGGTGAGCCGCGAAGACCGCGATAACTTTGTGAAGAACATGCTGACCATTCTGTGTGAAGAACGTCTGGCGCTGGCACACTACCGTCCAAAAGCCCTGATCAAGGGCACTTTCGAATCTGGCTCATGATATGACGGGGCGGGGCGGGGAAACCTGCCCTGATTTCACATGACGATAGTAGTCACTGAAGTTGTGCCGATCGAAGAACTACGCCAGCACATTGAGTTTGATGGTGACGACCGTGATGCGCTGATCACCCGTTATGCCCAGAGTGCGCTGGATTATTGCTTGCGTTGGTGTGATGACGCGGCATGGAAAGCTGCTGAAGATATCCCTTCCCCGGTTGTAACAGCCATGCTTCTGGTATTTGGCGATATGTTTGAACATCGAACCAGTCAGACTGAAGTTCAGCTTTATGTTAACCGCGCAGCCGAAAGCCTGATGTGGCATTGCCGCAACTGGAGCAACACCACGCCCACAGAGGAAACATCCTGATGGAACCTGGCCGCCTCCGGCATCGCGTCCGGATAGAAGTAAAGACCGATGAACGCGATGACCACGGTCAGCCCATTGGCTGGCGCCCTGTCGAAGATTCTGTTGCTGCTGATATCCGATCTGTATCTGGAAAAGACTTCATCAGCGGCGGTGCGGAACGGTCATCCGTCACAACGAAAATTTTCATGCGTTACCGGAATGACATTCGGGCAACCACAACGCGATTTGTTGAAATCGTCGGACGAGGTAGCGGACGAGTTTTCATCGTAACCGCACCTCTTCCCACGCGGGACCGGCGGAATATTGAGGTGTTGTGTACGGAGGACTTCAGCCGTGTTTACTGACCTGAAAACCGAGATTGAAGCGTTATTGCATGTGAACGCCTACCCTTTAATCGGACCGCAAACGGAAAGCGAATTCGTGACAATTCAGCTTATCAGCGATCCGCCCATTGTTTCGGGAACGATTCGAACGACGCTTGTAGCAGGGCGGTATCAAATCAGTTTCGTGTCTTCACAATACAGTCGCACGGAGGATATGGATAAAACGTTGTGGGGTGTCTGGCAAAAAATTGCTCAGGGTTTTATCGGTACTTATCCAGTCCAGTACGTTGAGCGCTCAGGACTATCGGAAAGCTATGATACAGCTGATGGGGGTAAATACCGGCGTGCCCGTGATTTTATCTTCTATTACCCGGAGGGCGCCTCATGATCCGAATGGAGGTTCAGGGGCTGAAAGAGCTAGAAAGGCAACTTGAAGCTCTGGGAGAAAAAATTGCCGTGAAGGTGATGGCTTCTGCGGGGAAAGAAGCCATGCAAATTGTCAGCGACGATATGCAGCAGCATGCTGGTTATGATGCCGAAAACACCGGTCCGCACATGCGCGACAACATCAAAACCACCTCCCGTAATCGGATGAAGGACGGGCGTTTTCTGACCGTCGTTTCTATCCGAGTTGGTCCTTCTAAAGAACACACCATGAAAGCGCTGGCGCAGGAGTTTGGCACTGTAAAACAGGTCGCCAGCCCGTTTATGCGTCCTGCACTGGACTTCAACCGTTCCAAAATACTGAGCATTCTTGCGGTACGTCTCCGTGAGGGTATCGAAAACAATCGTTAAATGAGGCAATGAAATGGCAGATAAAAGCTCTCCGGAATACGCAATGCTTCCCGCTGGAACAGTTGTTCTGTGGGGGGAAATCGGCGATGCCGTGGCGGATATGCAACCGCTGATTAACTGTAAAGCTCTCGGCGCGACAGGTGCCACGGGTTCTTTTGTTGACTGCACGACACTGATTGATAAACAGAAACAGTTTATTTCTGACCTGCCGGAAGGCCCGGAAAAATCACTCGGATTTGTCGATGACCCGTCTAACACCAGCTTTACGGCTTTCATCAATGCTGCAGAACAACGTCAAACAGTGCAGTTTTACATCCAACTGCCGAACGGGCGTACCGCGACAATGGTAATGGCACTGTCTGGCTGGCAATTGAATGAGATCACGGCTCCGGCCAGTGATGTTATTCAAATCACTGTCAACGGCAAACAGAACAACATCGACTGGGGCTACACGGCGCCGGGCAGTTAATCACCATCCTAAAAACCTTTGAGGCCGCCATATTGGCGGCTTTTTTAATGGAGAATTTTAATGAAAGACCTTAAATCCCGCTTGCTGTCCCCCGAAACTGTCGCTCATCCGATCGTCTTATTGGGTACGGAGCTATTTATTCGCCGACTCACGGCCTACGAACTGGCAGATTTCGAAGACAAAGCCGCGCAACTTCGTGCGGAGGGCAATACCCGCGACATGGCGCTGGCCGGTGCCTCACTCGTTCTGAATTCCCTGGTCGATGAAAACGGGTTGCCAGCTCAAGATCTGCCAGCACCGGATGAATTAATGAAATCCCATTCCTATGCGTCGCTCATTGAAGCGTTGACTAAAGTGCAGCGTCACAGTTACGGCACGCTCGAGGAAGCGAAAAAAAACTAAGTGACTCCCCCTGGCTGAAGCTGATTTTTTCACTGGCTGAGCGCTTCGGGGAGTCTGACCCACGGAAAATTGCCAACTTACCGGCTGAAATTCTTTTGCACTGGGAGGCCTGGTTCTCTCTTTCCGGCAGTGCCGAACCGCCTGACCCGGCGGCGCCGGTTGTTGCCACCAATACCCCTGCTGACCGGCAGTGTGCCGATGTTATGAGGATCCTTGGACAATGAGTGATGTCGCAAGCCTGTCAGTTGCCCTGCATCTCAATTCTGCCACCTTCAAATCTCAGATTACGGATGCGTATCAGAAAGCGGGGCAAGCCAGCAAGAAATTCAACGAGCAAGCGACGTCTCAGGCAAACGAATTGTCCGACGCCATTGCGAAGACCGTTAGTGCGGCTAAAAACATTGGCGGGCAAAGTGCGGGGGCGGATCAGTTTTCCGGGGCCACCCGCGGCGCTGGCCAGCTTAATTTTGTGCTTCATGAAGTGGCCGCCGGAAGCAACATCGCCAGCAGTACGATCATTAATGCACTGATCCCGGCAGTTCACTCCCTGAAAGGCCAGCTTGATGGTTCAACCAGCGGCTGGCAGGCGCAGCAGGAAGCCGCAAAAAACGCCGCTGCTGAGTTGGCAACAGTCGCACAGGCACAGATAGCGGCGGCTCAGGCAGAAAAACAGGCGGCCATTAACCAGGCCGCTATTGCTGAAAAAACGATTGTAGCCGCCCAGGCTCAGCGGGATCAGGCGATTGCGCTTGATGAGTATTACGCCAAACAAACCGAAGTTAACAAGCTCTACGGTCTCAGCGTAAGTTATCAGGATGAACACCTGAAAAACGAACGTGCGATCATCGAAGCAAACCGTCTCGAAGCCAGCGGACTGGATAAGCTGAAAGCGGCAAAAGCGTCTGCGATTGCTGCGGATCTGGCAGAAACGGAAGGTAAAGCGGCGCTTGTGGGCGCTACAGAAGCAGCGGCGGCGGCCAACACGCAGCTTTCTATAACACAGCGGATTGCCGCCACCAGCAGCCGCGCACTGAGTGGTGCAATGAGCCTGCTTGGTGGGCCGGTCGGGATTGGTCTGAGCGTGCTGGCCGCGGGCGGCACACTGCTTTACACCGAATTCAAAAAAGCAGAAGAGCAAACCAAGAAACTCAATGCTGCCGTGCTCGACCTGAGCACGTCATCCCTTGTATCAGCTTCGGACCTTAAAAAACTGAATGGTGAACTGGGGAACACTGATGTAGCGGTCGATGCCATTACAGCATCGGTTAAAGGCGGTTTTAGCGGACAGATGTTAACGAACGTCGCTACGCTGGCAAATGCCTATGCTCAGGCCGGTGGCAGTGCTCAGGACTTGGTTAATTCTCTGACGTCGCTTCGTGGTGAGCCTGTAGCCGCGATGGAAAAACTGACGGCATCAGGAATTGCTCTGAGCAGTTCAGTCATCAGCCAGGTCATGGCGTTAAGCCAACGCGGTGAAGCTGCGCAGGCCAGTCAAATTCTGATCGAGGCGGCAATTCAGGCAGAAAAAGAGCGTCTTGCAGAACTGGGGATTGAAGTCGATAAGACAGCTGAATCGGTGAAGAACCTCGGGATAATGTGGGGAACTACCGGGGAGCAATCCTCAATAGCGCTCGGCGGGGCAATTGATAAAGCGAAGGTTGCGCAGCAGCAGTTTGATGATGTTTCACGTCGTTTCATTGCTTCCAGTAAAGCCGGTTATGCGGAAGCACAAAATGAAAGGTTAAAGAATTCAGCAGGCCTGAAAAATTATCTGGCCGAGGGTACCAGCGCTGCTGAGAAGCGCGCGACAGCTATCAAAAAACTCAACAACAGTATTTATTCGTCCAATTCATCTGAGTATCAGAACATCCTGAAGGGGATTAATGATGAATACGATAAAGCGACCAAAAAGAATAAGCCGCGGTCAACCTCTGGTGAGAGCGAAGGCCAGCGCGCTCTGGAACAGGCTCAGCAGCGAAATGCTGTGTTGCGTGAACAAGCACAAACAACTGATGCGTTGACCGACTCGGAACGTCAACTGGCAGCGTTTGATCAAAAAATTGCGGGGCTGAAAGGCCAAACCCTGAATGCCAGTCAACAGAGCCTGGTCAACATGCAGGGGCAGATTCGTGCGCAGATGCAATCAAATGTCCAGTTAGAGAAAGAAGCCGCGCTGCGGAAGGTTTCGCAGAAGTACCAGGACGAAAGCCGTAAATGGACGGAAGAAGCGGATGCAATGCAGCGAGAAGCCGCGATTAATCTCGGTAAATACAGCCAGTCTGACAGCGAGTCCGCAGATGCTGATGCGCGAAACGCAATCATCAACCGGTTCAACCAACGCCGGATTGCTCTTGAAAAAGACTTCACTGATAAATCTTCAACGGAATATCAGGCCCGTTTGGCAGATCTGGAGAATGCCAAACAACAAGAGCTGCAGATCACTGAGCAAACCAATCAGGACAAACTCACCGCTGAACAGGATTACAGTGCGGGTTTCCGCCGCGGTACGCTTAACTGGATTGACAGCGCACGTGATGCAAATAGCCAGATTGCTACTTTCTCATCTGGCCTTTTCGACAGCATGACTGATTCTCTGGCGACTTTTGCCACAACAGGGAAATTCAGTTTTAAATCATTCACTACATCTGTTCTTTCCGATTTGGCAAAAATCGCTGCGAGGATCGCTATGTCCAGCGCACTAGAGGGCATCTTTGGGGCAGCAACTAGCCTGTTTGGTTCCGGCGCAGCGGCTTCTGGAGCTGGCACAGCAGCGAGTGGTTTTTCAACCGGTGCCTATAGCAATCTTTCATTGAATGCAAAGGGGGGCGTTTATAACTCACCGAGTCTGAGTGCATACAGCAACGGCATCGTAAGTTCGCCGACCATGTTCGCTTTTGCGAAGGGGGCCGGATTGATGGGCGAAGCGGGGCCGGAAGCTATCATGCCGCTAACGCGGGGATCTGATGGTTCGCTAGGGGTGCGCGCGGTCGGTGGGAGTTCTGCGGGCACGACCACCTCTGCTGCACCTCAGGTGTATATCACCATCGACAGCAGCGGCGATTCTTCATCGCAATCCACTTCTGGCTGGGAACAGTTCGGTTCGCAGATCGCTAACTACGTTAACCAACTTTATCAGCAGAATAAGTCAAAGGATTTACGCCCAGGTGGCGATATCTGGAATGCTATAAAAAGCAGGTGATAAATGGCTATTGAAACATTCACATGGTATCCGCGGGTGAACGCTGAGGCGGATGTAAAACACCGCGTAAGAAAGGCCAGTTTTGGCGATGGCTATACACAGGTCGCGGGGGATGGGATTAATCCGCGCACACAAGAATGGAACCTGAGTTTCATCGGCACAGAAGACTACATTCAGCCCATTCTGGACTTTCTCGATCGTATGGGCGGGACTAAATCATTTCTCTGGAAGCCACCACTCAATCCGTTGGGTTTTTGGCGTTGTTATGAATATAAAACGGTCCCGATGGGAGGAGATAACTACACACTCACAGCCACTTTTGAGCAGGCATTCAAACCATGATAAACAGTGATTATCAGAAATTAGAGCCGGGGGACACTGTCCGCCTGTTTGAAGTGGACGGCACCGCTTTTGGCACGGGCGAAGTGCTTCGGTTTCACAATTACAATCTGGCATACACCGAGGCAGAAATCGTGGCCGCCGGTGGCGATGAATCGAAACTGCCAGCGAAATCCATCTGGTGGCAGGGTAACGAATATTCAGCCTGGCCGGTTCAGATAGAAGGTATTGAGGCTTCAACAAGCGGCAGCGGCGCACAGCCGAAACTGACTGTGGCCAATCTTGATGGGTCGATCACCGCATTGTGCCTGGCTTACGATGACATGCTTCAGGCCGTGGTGACGATTCACGATACGCTGGCGCAATATCTCGACGCCCGAAACTTTGCGGGCGGGAATGCCACGGCGGACGCCACGCAGGAAAAGTTGCAGGTTTTCTACGTCGACAGCAAGAGCATGGAAACCAACATCTCTGTTGAGTTCACGCTGAGCAGCCCGATGGATTTGCAGGGATTGATGATCCCGACGCGGCAACTTCATTCTCTTTGCACCTGGTGCATTCGTGGAAAATACCGTTCAGGGGATGGATGTGATTACGCCGGTACCAACTATTTCGATAAGCATGGTAATCCGGTTAGCGATCCCTCGCTCGATGTATGCAACGGCACGCTGAACTCTGGCTGCAAGCCCCGCTTCGGGGCAAACAACGAATTGCCGTTCGGCGGCTTCCCGGGCACCTCTCTGATTAAGAGCTGAATATGCGAGATAAAACCCTGCAGACTATTTTTGAACATGCCCGGCAGAGCTACCCGTACGAATGCTGTGGCGTGGTTGCACAGAAAAGCCGGGTAGAACGTTACTTTCCATGTGCAAATCTGGCAGCCAACCCTACAGAAGATTTTCATCTTGATCCTGTGGGATACGCTGATGCTGAGGATTGGGGAACAGTTATTTCTATCGTTCACAGCCATCCTGATGCAACGACGCAGCCCAGCGAACTGGATAAGGTGCAGTGCGATGCAACCGAATTACCCTGGCACATTGTGAGCTGGCCGGAAGGAGATTTTCGTACGATCCAGCCGCGCGGTGAACTCCCTTTGCTCGAGCGCCCGTTTGTACTCAGGCATTCGGATTGTTGGGGATTAGTCATGAGCTTTTATCGGCAAACGCACGGCATCGAACTGACCGATTACCGCGTGGATTATCCGTGGTGGGAAGATGACTATCCGGATAACTTTTATCAGGACTGCTGGTATGAATGCGGGTTTCGCGAATTTAGCGGACCAGCGATGCCAGGCGACATGGTGATCATGCAGGTTCAGTCCAAAAAGTGGAATCACGCGGGGATCCTGCTGGAAGGCAACATGCTACTGCACCACATGTACGGGATGCTCAGTAACCGGGTACCTTACGGTGGGTACTGGCAGGAACGAACCATGAAAATTGTCAGGCACAAAGATCTGATGTAGGCGCGTTGTCTTGCTGAGTGATGCTGCTATCATTCTTCCATTAACTCAGAGGGATGAAGATGAAAAAACTACTCTTATCATTGCTTGCACTCGGGCTGTATGGGTGCGCAGCCAAGACCTATGAACCAACAAAAACCATATATGATAGGGGCCTTACAACGGTTAATGCGAATAAAACCCATGTTCGAGTACATAGAATATCTCAGCTGACAGGCAAAGCTTTGGGGGAGAGTTGCCCATTGGTTCTAAAAGTTGATGAAAAAGAAATCGCAGGTCTGCAACAAAATCAGTATGTCGATCTTTATCTACCTCAAGGAGAACATACCCTTTCAGTTCGATTTAAATGCGCTATCACTGAATGGCGAAAATCGACGCAATTAACTGCTGATGGTAAACCTAAAGAATATGAAACAGAAATAGGCGCTGCTGGGCAATATAGAATGTGGCAAACCAAATAACATAAAAGTCGCTTAGGCGACTTTTTTTATGGGGATTAATTGATGGTAGAGGCTCTTCCAGAAAAGATGGCAACAATTGAATTATATGGACTACTCGCAAAAACATTTGGTAAAACCCATCAACGACTGGTGCGTACAAAAGCGGAAGCTATACATGCTCTTTGCAAGACTATCACTAATTTCGAGAGGTTCCTTAATACCAGTAAACTACGTGGCCTAACGTATGCGGTATTTGTAGGAAAAAGAAATATTGGCTTCGACGATCTAGGTTATCCAGTTACCGAAGAAGTCATAAAGATTGTTCCAGTTACGATAGGGAGTAAACGAGCTGGGGCGCTACAAACAATTTTAGGTGCAGTTCTTGTTGTTGCTGGCGTAGTTGTGGGTGTTTTAGCGGGATGGACTGGTATTGGTGGAGCCGTCGCCGCGGGTATGATCAAAGTCGGAGCCGCACTGGCCATCGGCGGTGTTATCCAGATGCTCTCACCTCAAACTGGAGGGTTAGCCAGTAAACAGGATGCTGATAACCAGGCTTCCTATGCTTTCGGCGGTGTTACGAATACGGCAGCTCAGGGATATCCGGTTCCGCTTCTTTACGGCAAACGTCGAATCGGCGGCGCGATTATTTCCGCCGGAATTTATGTCGAAGATCAGCAGTAAACCCTACCTACAATTCTTCCATTAAGGTCGCTCAGGCGGCCTTTTTTTATGGGCGCAATATGGTAACCGCAACCAAAATAAAAGGCCGCAAGGGCGGCAGTTCTTCATCTCGTACGCCTGTAGAACAGCCTGATGACCTTCAGTCTATCGCGAAAGCAAAACTGCTTATTGCTCTGGGTGAAGGTGAATTTGGCGGTGGCCTAACAGGCCAATCCATTTTTTTGGACGGAACGCCGCTTCTGAACAGTGACGGTTCGAGCAATTTCAGCGGGGTGGTGTGGGAGTTCCGCGCCGGGACGCAGGCACAATCCTACATTCAGGGGCTGCCGGGCACGGAAAACGAAATAAGCGTCGGCACTGAAGTTAAAAGCGCCGTAGCATGGACGCATACATTCACGAATACCCAACTCTCAGCTATTCGCTTGCGTCTTAAATGGCCGTCTTTATTTAAGCAAGAAGATGACGGTGATCTGGTTGGGTATTCGATCAACTACATTATTGAACTGCAGACCGACGGCGGCGCATTTCAGACAGTTGTTAATACAGCTGTTACTGGGAAAACTACCTCGGGGTATGAGCGTAGCCATCGCATTGACCTGCCACCGGCGGGCACCACCTGGACAATTCGTCTGCGCAAGATTACGTCAGATGCGAACAGTGCCAAGATTGGCGATGCAATGACGATCCAGAGTTACACGGAAGTTATTGATGCAAAACTGAGATATCCGAACACCGCGCTGCTGTATATCGAATTTGATTCCAGTCAGTTCAATGGCTCCATTCCGCAAATTTCATGCGAGCCACAGGGCCGCGTTATTCGTGTACCTGATAATTATGATCCGGTGACACGCACGTACAGCGGTACATGGACCGGTGCTTTCAAATGGGCATGGTCAGATAATCCTGCGTGGGTTTTCTATGACCTTGTGGTCACTGATCGCTTTGGATTAGGCAACCGTCTCACCGCGGCTAACATCGACAAATGGGAACTTTACCAGGTCGCACAATATTGCGATCAGATGGTTCCGGACGGAAAAGGCGGCAGCGGCACAGAGCCGCGTTATATCTGCAATGTTTACGTACAAAGTCGAAACGACGCCTATACGGTTTTGAGAGACTTTGCGGCGATCTTCCGTGGCATGACGTACTGGGGCGGGAATCAGATTGTTGCACTGGCCGACATGCCGCGCGATATCGATTACAGCTATACGCGCGCGAACGTTATCGACGGCCAGTTCAGCTACTCAAGCAGCACCACCAAGACCCGATACACGACGGCCCTTGTGTCATGGTCTGATCCGGACAATGCCTACGCTGACGCAATGGAACCCGTTTTTGAACAAGATCTGGTTACTCGTTACGGATTTAACCAGTTAGAACTGACGGCTATTGGCTGCACGCGCCAATCAGAGGCTAACAGGAAAGGGCGCTGGGGGATCCTGACCAATAACAAAGACAGGGTGGTAACTTTCGCTGTCGGTCTGGATATCCCTCAGCCGGGTTACATCATTGCGGTTGCCGATGAAATGCTGTCGGGTAAAGTTATGGGCGGTCGCATAAGTTCGGTGAACGGCAGAGCCATAACGCTGGACCGCGCGCCGGATGCTGTCGCCGGCGGCCGGCTTATTTTAAACCTTCCCTCAGGTGCAGCTCAGTCACGCACAATTCAGTCGGTGTCGGGGAAGGTTGTCACTGTCACCACGGCTTACAATGAAACCCCAGAGTCGGAAAGTGTTTGGGTGGTTGAATCAGACGAGCTGTACGCGCAGCAATACCGCGTGCTCAGCGTGGCTGACAACAACGACAATACCTTCACTATTTCTGCGGCGTATCACGACCCGGATAAATATGCGCGAATTGATACCGGCGCGATTATTGACGAACGTCCGATCAGTGTAATCCCTCCGGGCAGTCAGTCGGCACCGGCCAACATTCAAATCGGTTCCTATTCCGTGGTCAATCAGGGGATCAGCGTTCAGACCATGCGGGCGACGTGGGACGCAACGACGAATGCTATCGCCTATGAGGCCCAATGGCGACGCAACGACGGCAATTGGGTAAACGTACCGCGAAGCTCAACCACTTCATTCGAAGTGCCAGGCATCTACGCTGGCCGCTATCTGGTGCGTGTGCGAGCTATCAATGCAGCGGAAATATCAAGCGGGTGGGGTTATTCCGTAGAAGTGACTCTGACCGGCAAAGAAGGTAACCCGCCGAAACCGGTAGGTTTCACGGCCACCGGCATCAACTGGGGTATTCAACTGAATTGGGGCTTCCCGGAAAACACTTCGGACACGCTGAAAACAGAGATTCAGTACACGCCGAATTCTGATCAGTCTAACCCGCTGTTGCTGTCTGATGTCCCCTATCCGCAGGCAATTTATACTCAGATGGGATTAAGGGCAGGTCAGGTTTTCTGGTATCGCGCGCAGCTGGTGGATAAAACCGGAAATGAGTCGGGATATACCGACTGGATCAGAGGGATGGTGAACGATAATGCCGATGATTATCTGGGCGATATCGCTGATGACTTCCTGAACTCAGCCGACGGTGACCGGCTGACCGGTGACATTGAAACCAACATTGATGCCATTCTGCAAAATGCTTTGAACCTCAACTCAACCGTTGATCACCAGTTTGCCCAGAACGGTGAGGTGCGCGCTGATATTCTGACTGTGAAAACCACAATCGCAGAAGTCGATCAGGGACTGGCTGATTTAAGCACTCAGGTTCAGGCGCAAATCGGGGACGTAACAGCGGCGCTCGAGGACAAACTAACGGCCGTTGTTGATGCCAGCGGTGCTTCAGCTATTTACACCCTGAAAACCGGCGTGCGGATCGGTGGCGTCATGTACAACGCAGGTATGTCTATCGCTGTGCTGGCGCAGGCAGGCCAGCCCGTGGTGACGCGGGTGGGCTTTAACGCAAACCAGTTCGTACTGATGTCGGGATCGGGTGACACGCAGTATTCACCATTTGCCGTGGTGAATGGCCAAGTGTTTATCAGTGATGCGTTTATCCAGGACGGGACGATTACCAATGCCAAGATCGGTAATTATATCCAGTCGAATAATTACTCGACCTCGGGTACTGGATGGAATCTCGATAAGAACACCGGCTTTACGTTTAAATCGGCCACTGCGGGACAGGGCAGCATCACGCTGGATGGTCGTGGATTACGTGTTTATGACAGCGTCGGGAACTGGAAAGTTAAGGTGGGGGATTTAAGCTGATGCCTTTCGGAATAGCAGTCGCTGGTGCCAAAAGTTACGACATGTCAGTCAGCCGGCCATTAACGTGGATCGGCAGTCTTTCGATTGGTGCCAGTATTGGTAACGTAAACACCTCATCAGCAGATTTTTCGGCGAAATGCCCGGCGGGTTCACAACTGGTCGCCATTCCGGATAACGTGGTCGCGATATTAAAAACATCGATATCTGCGGCCATGCAGTTCAAATCACTGGCAATCAGCGTGGACAACAATGCAAGGACGGTGACAGCCTCTCTGGATTTAACCACCAACTTGCAAAGCCCGAGTTTTGCCAGTAGTTCGGCTGATCGTCCAAAACTGGTCAATGTGTACTGTGTTTACCCGGGCGAGATAAATCAGGGCGGTTTTGGTTTCGCTGTGGCCGCTGGCGGTTCCTTTCCTTATGTCGTGGACAGCAATTCAGGCTTATTTCTGACGTATTCATACAACGGCGGGTTCACGGGAAACCTTACTCTTCCAGTGGGCGCAAATTCCACCGTGTTCTGTTATTGGGATGACCCCAATATTGGAATGATATACGACGAGGCAAGCCGTACGCTTAAAGGCTACAGCAGTGCCAATAGTCAGGCGGGGATCAATATCGCTATCAAAATTTGCGTATTCACCATTAAAACGCCTGTGGTACCAGCCTGGGGTATTGCGGTCCGTGGTATTGATGGCGGGATCAGTTTTACGAGCGCCGAAACACCGATGATGTACCGGGGAAATATAAATACTCCAGCATCAAATGGAACGGCCACCGCATTCGGTGCTGGGGATCAGGCACAGCAGCCAATGGTGCCGATTATGAAAATTGGCGGCCAGCTCGCAGCGCAGAGTTGGTGCCATCTCGGCATGGCCAGAAGTGGAGCGTCATTTTTCGGACGGCCCACAAGCTTTATCAACGGTGGTGATTCAACGAATCCTAATCAGCAGGTGGTCGGTTACGCCAGTAAGCCACTGCCGTTTCTATGGGCGACAGATTATTTCTAACGCCATACTTCCTCAAAATTTTAAGCATTCTCATCAACCCGCTACGGCGGGTTTTTTAATGCCCGGAGAAAAACATGTCAGCAGGCACAATCGCATTAACCAATAATTCAGCAAACGTCACCGGTACCGGAACTGCCTTCACCACCGATTTAAAAGCGGGTGACTTCGTTGTCGCTATTGTCGGCGGGGTGACCTATACGCTGGGTGTCAAAACAATTACTTCGTCCACGGCATTAACTCTGGTCACTGCTTATGGTGGACCTACCGCGACAGGTAATGCATGGACTGCGGTACCGAATGCAACATTGGTAGGTATCACCGCGCAGGTGGCCGCTGACACTGCAAGGGCTATCCGGGGTTTAAATCTGGATAAGGCGAACTGGCAGCAGGTTTACAGCGGCACGGGTAATATTACGGTAACGCTTCCTGACGGTTCCACTTTTACTGGCCCATCATGGAACTACCTGGTAACGAACATGGCTACTAAAGTCGGTGGCGCTGTTCCGGTAAATCAAGGGGGCACTGGCGCTACCACAGCAGCCGCAGCTCGCAGTGCATTAGGAGCAGCACCCACATCTGCTCCGGTTATAACCGATGGAGCTACATTAAACGGTACGATTGCTATCGAAGGAACTCAGTTAAATCTCAGGGCATCGGCATCTGGCGGTGGTTGGCCATTTTTTATCACTTTCATGGCAGGGCAGGGAAACAATCTTCCTTACTCACGGATATATGCCGAAAACTCTGGTGATATAACGATGGCCACCGGCGTAAACGCCACCGTGAAATATTTCCAACATACGGCAAGTGGTGACTTAATCGTCCCGAGGAATATTCAATGTACAACACTTATTCAGACGTCGGACCGGGACAAGAAAGACTTCATAACGCCGATCGCCAATGCGCTGGATAAAATTAATGCCATTGACGGCGTAACTTTCGCATGGAAAACGGACGGCACTCCATCAGCGGGAGTGATTGCCCAGGATCTGATGAAAGTGTTACCGGAAGCCGTTGGTTCTATATTCGATGAGAATGACGAATACAGTACTGAGGAACAGCAGGTAGAAAGAAATGTTGTGGACGAAGAAGGCAACACTACCACCGTGACTGAGACTGTCAGTGTTACCAAGCTGACCCGCAAGCGTGACGAATCGAAACGTTCATACACTGTGGAATACAACGGCGTGATTGCACTTGCAGTGCAGGCCATTAAAGAATTGTCTAAAGAAGTGAGTGAACTGAAATCCATCATTGGTTCTGACAAACTTGAAGCGATTTCAAAAGAAGAACCTACCTCGTAACTTTCTTTCCTTTGTGATCAGCGGCCTAAGATTTTTCTACGGTGCAACCCTTCACACATCAAAGGCCTCATGATTATACTGTATGCATGAACAGTATTTTGGGAGGTGCTTATGCCTAAATATTCCGACATTAAAGGTGCTTTTATCGACAGCATCACATTGGATCCGAAGAAAGGCCAGATAGTCACAACGGAAAGATTCGTCGCTGAGTTAGCGAAGGTAAATCATTTCTGGTCACTTCAAGAAGCCAATGAATGGATAGCGCACTACCAGGGTTTCTTTCGTGATTATTCTGATAAAGAAGGGGAGAGTAAGCGCTATTTCCTGAAAAACATGGGTTACATAAAGTAAGGAGATATCATGGGATTTCCATCACCAGCCAGTGACTACGTCGAAACGCGTATTGATCTGAACAAAGTCTGTAACTGCACAGGCCCTGCTTCCCGCCTGTATATCGCAGAGCGATACCACGGAATGCACATCAATTCCGGCACAATGCTGCTTATCGATCCTGCCATAAAACCTGTCGATGGTAACCTGCTGCTGGCGCAAATCAATGGTGATATGGATGTATGGCGGCTGGTGACTATCATGCGTCACGGGCTCGAGTTGCTGGCCGATTCGAGCGTCTTCATTGAGTTTGGTAATGCGTTTACTGATGACGAGCTGGTGATTGAGGGAGTGGTTACACACATCATCTATGATGCCAGGAATGACGTGTTTGATGACACACCCTGTATTTGAGACGAAAAAAAACCTCCGTTTGTGGCGGAGGTTCTCTCAACAGAAGGAGCCGCGTATCTTTTACGTATCCTTTTCTGTCCAGATGGTGTCAGTGCTGAGTCCTAACGTTACTCATAAATTACTGGTTTATATGAGTTTGTCCCTGCACTGTCCTATCTAAATTGGTGGAGCTGGGGGGATTTGAACCCCCCGGATCTTTATGCAGACTAACATCTTCTTTGAATGAAAATCCCTTCTGCAAAACTAAAATTATTCCTCGACAATACATGAGGTTGCATAACGGCTTTTAATCTCTAAAAACCTCTCAAATATCTTAAATTATACTTTTAATACAATGTGATAGTAGATTTTCCATTGCATAGGATTTCGGCATGGG